AGATGGAACATCTAACGTATGTCACATAGGACAGATCACAGCAGCTAGAAATGGTACAATACTTGCGGGTAGAATGACTTGTTTTGAAGCTCCTACGGGTGGTGATCCAGATATCAACGTACACTCTGCTACAGAGGGAACTGGTGTTGAAGATGGAGCAATTTCTGATTTAACAGAAACTCTACTAGTAAACTCAGGAGATCTTGCACTAGGTACTGTTGTCATATTTTCAGCCGTACCAGCAGCAGATGAGTTTTTATATCTAACTCTTGGTGCTACAACAAATGCCGATTACACAGCAGGAAAGTTACTCATAGAACTTTTTGGGTATGAAGCTTAATTAATAGGAGAAAAATATGGCTGATGCAGTTGCAAGTCAAACAATCCTAGATGGTCCCAAAGAAGTCGTGATGAAATTTACTAATATCAGTGATGGCACTGGAGAGAGTGCCGTTACTAAAGTTGATGTTAGTGCATTATCAAAAGGCACGGATGGAGCAACTTGTACTGGAGTTTCTATTCAACAAATCTGGTGGCAGTGTACTGGAATGAAAGTAAGTATCTTTTTTGATGCTACTTCTGACGTTTTAGCTATACAACTTGGTGAAAATCAAAGTGGACACCACGATTATAGAAGTTTTGGTGGATTACCAAATAATGCTGGTAGTGGTAAAACTGGAGATATTCAGTTTACAACAGTTGGTCACGATAATACAGATACATACACTGTTATCTTAGCCATGCGTAAGAACTATTGATCATGACAAAAGAGATTATTGTAGGTGTAACAATATCGTGTAGTTTTGGTGCGATTGCTTGGATAGTCGCAACTTTAATTTCTGTAGATAAAAGAACAGAAGTTATGGCTGTCCAAGTAAGCGCAAACCATGAAATGCTAACACCTCTGTGGGAAGATTTTATACAAAGGAAAAACTCTTATGGTGATTTCAAGATTACAGATGAAGAAACAAATATCAAAACCTCCTTTAAAGAAGAAAAAGAAGAAGGTAAAAAAGAAAGCTGGTAAGTAATGGCAGTTTCTGGAAGCAAAGATTTTGAATTAGATGTAGCAGAATATATCGAAGAAGCTTATGAACGTTGTGGTATAGAGGTTCGGACAGGGTATGATTTAAAAAGTGCCAAAAGATCCTTAAATCTTTTATTAGCAGAATGGGCGAACAGAGGTTTAAATCAATGGACAATCAAACAAAGAACGTTAAGTCTAACTTTAGCTGATGGTGAGTATGATTTGGGTACAGATGTTATTGATGTACTATCTGCGGTTGTAAGAAGAAGTGGTACAGATTTAACCATGCAAAGGATAAGTAGAGATGCTTTTTTAGCTATTCCTACTAAAACAACACAAGGAAGACCCACACAATATTTTTTAGATAGACAGTTAACACCTAATTTAAAAATATGGCCTATTCCAGAAAATAGTACAGACACAATTATTTATGATGCTATTACTAGAATGGATGATGCGGATGCACAAGTAAACACATTAGATTTACCTTTTCGTTTTTACCCTTGTTTAGTTGCAGGTTTGGCTTATTATATTTCAATGAAAAGATCGCCAGAAAGAGTTCAGTTATTGAAAACAGTATATGAAGAAGAGTTTCAAAGAGCCGCAGCAGAGGATGATGATCGAGTTTCTTTAAAACTACAACCTGATATGCAGTATTTGAGGTTATAATGACACGATATGCTTCTAACAAAAATGCTTTTGGTATATCAGATAGATCTGGATTTAGATACAGATTAAGGGATATGAAGAAGGAATGGAATGGTTTGATTGTAGGTCCAGATGAATTTGAAGAAAAACATCCTCAACTTCATCCAAAAAAACAACCTGCTGATCCAGAATCTTTACGAGAGCCGAGACCAGACACTAGAGAGACACTGAAAGTTTTCGTAAACAAAGACACAGTGGAAACTCCTAATGCTACTTTAATACGAGGTATTTCTAAAGTAGGGGAAGTTACGGTGACAACATCATGAGCTTTACTCTTGCTACTTTAAAATCAGCTATACAAGATTATACACAAAATGATGAAACTAACTTTGTTTCTAATCTTAATACTTTTATAAGATTGGCAGAAGAAAGAATATTTAAATCTGTACAATTAAATTATTTTAAGAAAAATGCTTCTGGAGCTATGACTTCTGGAAATAAATTTCTTGCTTGTCCTTCTGATTTTATAGCACCTTATTCTTTGAGTATAACAAATAGTAGTAATATAGAATTTTTGTTATTTAAAGATTTAGATTTTATTCAAACTTATACACCAGACTCTTCTACTACAGGAGTTCCTAAATATTACGCTCAATTTGATGTAGATAATTTTATACTAGCTCCAACTCCAAATGCTAATTTTACAACAACGTTAAGTTACTTTTATCGACCCTCAAGTTTAACTGCAGGAGCGGATAGTGGCACTACTTGGATTAGTGAAAATGCAGAGGTAGCTCTTTTGTATGGTTCTTTAGTTGAAGCCTATATATACATGAAAGGTGAACAAGATGTTCTTAGTGCATATAATTCTAAGTTTACTGAAGCGTTATCGAGAGTAAAAAGTCTTGGTGAAGCTAATGAAGTTTCCGATACTTATAGAACTGGTTTAATAAGAAGGCAAAAAACATGATTACAGATGCTTTAAATATGTCAAAAGATTTTTCTGTTGGTATTAAAACAATAGACAATAGGGGATTTACACCAGAGGAGGTAGCAAAAAGATGTGTAGACAAAATTATATCTATATCTGATACTGCTCATCCTGCAATTCAAGAACAAGCTAGAGAGTATAAAAATAATTTAGAACAGGTTATCGCTCATTATATGAAAGAGGCTATTAAAAGCGATAGAACTACGGTATACAATGCTATAAAAGATTCTGGTAATATAAAACTAGCAGAATATATAAGGAGATTATAATGGCTTTTAGTGGTAATTTTTTATGTACGTCTTTTAAAGTAGAACTATTAAAAGGAGTTCATAATTTCACAAATAGTTCTGGTAATACGTTTAAATTAGCTTTGTATGATAATAATGCTAGTTTTACTGCTGCTACAACAGCTTTTACTGCAACCAACGAGGTAGCAGGAGGATCTACTGGAATTACTTCTCAAGGCTCTGGTTCCGCTTTGACAAATGTTACACCTACGTCTTCTGGAACTACGGCTATCGTAGATTTTAATGATTTAACTTTTTCTAGTGTTACTGTAACTGGTGTAAGGGGAGCAATGATTTATAACGACTCAGCTTCCGGTGATCCTTCGGTTGCCATATTAGATTTTGGCGCAGATAAAGCGGCTAGTAGCGGTGATTTTACGATTGTTTTTCCAACAGCAGATGCGAGTAATGCGATCATAAGGATTGCGTAATGGCCTTAGTTTTAAAAGATAGAGTAAAGGAAACTACAACAACAACGGGTACAGGCGCAATAACCCTTGCTGGTGCTGTTACTAACTTTCAAACTTTTACTTCTGTTCTTTCTAATGCTGATACCACTTATTATGCTATTATAGATGACACCAATGGTGCTTTTGAGGTTGGTTTAGGAACCTTTGCATCAAGTGGAACCACTCTTACTAGAACCACTATATTAGAAAGTTCTAACTCCGGTAGTGCGGTGAATCTAGGAACTGGCACTAAACAAGTTTTTATGACGTATCCTGCAGAGAAATCTGTGTTTCTAAATGGAAGCAATCAACTTGTTATCAATGGCAGTGCTGTTACAAGTAGTGTTAGTGAATTAAACATATTAACTGGTAAAAGTTTTGTTGATGAAGATGGCATGGATTCCAATAGTGCAACAGCTATTGCATCTCAGCAATCTATAAAAGCTTACGTAGACGCACAATTAACTGCACAAGATTTAGATATACAAGGAGATTCTGGTGGTGCTTTATCGATTGATTTAGATAGTGAAACTTTAACAATAACAGGTGGTTCTGGTATAAGCACCTCTGGATCAAGCAATACTATTACTATTGCTGGAGATAACGCTAGTACGAGTAGTAAAGGTATTGCTTCTTTTGCGTCAGCGGATTTCAGTGTTAGTTCTGGTGCAGTAAGTATTAAATCTGGTGGTGTTAGCAACACACAATTAGCAGGCTCAATAGATGATTCTAAATTAAATACAATTGCTACAGCAGGTAAAGTAGATATAGGTGCATTAGAAATTGATGGTGCTACAGATATAGGTGCAGATCTCGTAGATGCTGATTTAATAATAGTAGACGATGGAGCTAATGGAACAGAAAGAAAATCAACTCTAACAAGAGTTAAGAAATATATTTATTCTGCAGCTAGTGGTGACGCAACTGCAAGTGATAGTGGTGCAATTACTTTAGCTGCTGCTCAAACAAATGTTACCTCACTTTTAGCTACTGATATAAAGATTGGTGAGG